AAAGAGCAAAAGAAATTGATATAGAGTATGATCCAAAAAGAATCATAGAAGAATTAGATCCTAATTCTAAACAAACTGAAACAGATAGAATGTTAGAAGAAGAGAGAATACCAGAACCTACATTAGAAGTAGATCCTGGAGATGAAGAAAATCCTAGAACACAATTAGATTTACCTCCTCAAGCAATAACTCCTAAAGAAAGAGACTTAACAGGTGTAGCATCAGACCCTATAAAAGATGATACTCAAAAAATGTTAATTAATGAGGAGTCACCTAGAAAGTTTAGAGATATTCCTCCTCAAGTAGAATCACCAGAAGATAGAACATTAATATCTACTGAGGAAGATATGGAAGATACACCTACAGGTGACAGTATATTTACTGAGTTCTTCTCTAGTCTAGGTGATGTTAGTGATGAAGATGAAGTATTTGAAGCAGATGAGCTAAACCTTAAAGAAGGTGGATCAGTTAAAGAAGTAGATTTTGTAGAAGAGAAGTCTGAGAAGAATGATCCTCCACCAGGAGCTACACCAGAAGAAGTAGCTGATGATATACCTGCTATGTTATCTGAAGGTGAGTATGTGCTACCTGCTAATGTTGTAAAGTATATAGGCTTAGAGCGTATCATGGATATGCATAGAGGTGTGCTACGTGAGATACAACAGATGGAGGATCTAGGTATGATCCAGAATGTTGATGAAAATGGCAAGCCTGAAAATGACGATAAAGAAATGACTTTCCTAGAGCCTGAAGAAGGTGTAATGCAGGAAACAATAATTATTGCAGGTAAACCTAAAGATGGTATGATGTGTCCACCAGAACTTAATGAAGGTGCTGCCATAAATAGAAATGTAGATATAGGAGATTTAAGAGAAAACATTGCTAGTGAAAGATCTCCAGAAGAATTTACTACTACTTATGATCCTAGTGTAGGTATTATAAAAATAAAAACTCCTAGTGGTAATATTACTGTAGATGATACTATAGTTAATTACAATCAAGACCCTGATCAATCTGGGGATCAAGGTGATCCTGGTGATCCTGATCAAGGGGCAGGTTCATTTGATTCAGAAAAAGAAGCTAAAGAGGCAATGGATAAATCTATTAAAGATATTGTAGATCAATTTAGTAAAGATTTTAGTAAGTCTTTTGGTGGTACAACAGATGATTCAGAAAAAGGCGGTTATGATACTGCTGATGATGATGCAGAAGAAGGTCACGATGAAGGTGTAGGTGGAGGTGCAGAGTTAAATAAAGGTGGAATTATGCAACGTAAAGGCTATGCTAATGGTGGTTCAGTAAACTATAACATAGCTGGTGTAGGTCAAGTAGGTGGTAATCTTACTCAAGGTGCTATGAATGAAATGTCAGAAGCCTTACCTAAACCTAAAACATATGATGAAATAAAAGGAGATGTACAAGGATTTGAGTTTCCTGAATTAAATACAGCTAGTACAGATCCTGATAGTGAGAACTATTATGGTCGTAAACTACAGGGTGATTTGTTTAAACAACGTCAAGAAAAAGCTGACCTTGTATATAGACCAGATCAAGATAGAGATAATGCATATAGTAATGATTCAGAGTTACAGGTTTTATTAAGAAAAGCAGGAGTAGACAGTGACAATTTTGTTGACGTAATGGATCAATACAAAACTGGTTCAAATGATTTACTTGGTCAGGGTCCAAGCACATTAAATGAACAATTAAAAAGTGGTTTAGATGCATTAACAGATAAACGTAGGATGCTTAGAGATGGTATAAAATCTGAAGATATACCTGAAGGTGCTACCAATAGAGATATGTTAAAGAAAATATTTTTTAATGAAATTGATGACTTTGGTGCAGAAGTAGACCCAAGTAACTATCAAGCCAATGATAAAATAACTGGTATAATAAATCAAGACCCAGATAATTTTAATCCTGAAGCTACAGAAGAATATAAGGCAGCAATTAAGTCTTATGATTTAGATGGACCTGCTGATCCTCAAAAACTAGGCTATGCAGCAAGTATTTTAGATAGTGACAGAGGAGCATCAGCAATACCTGTAAAAGAAGACAAAGGTTCAGGTATTATGGGTGAAAGAAGATACGTTGAAGGCGTAGGCTATGTAAAAGCAGCATAGTCAAATCAGGGCTACCTTCTACCCTTTTCATGGTGAAAAGCTACTAGATGCCCCCGAAAGAAAGAAACTAAAATGGAAGCAATACAAGAAGAAGTAAAAACAGCACCAATAATGTATAAAAGAATAAGCATAGAAGAAGAAGAAAAAGAAATACAAGAACTAGAGGCAGCAAGAAATGCTGAAAACAAACAAGTAGAAGAAGCAGAAAAAGATGAGGAGGAAACTCAATCTTTAGATGCAGAAGAAAAAACCTTCAAGAAAAGATATGGAGATCTAAGAAGACATCAACAAAAAACACAAGAGCAACATTCTGATGAGATACATAAGTTAAAACTACAGATAGAAGGTTTAACTAAGAAACAAGTAAAGTTACCTAAGACTGATGAAGAACTAGAAAAATGGTCTGAGCAGTATCCCGATGTTGCAAAGATAGTAGAAACCATTGCTACTAAGAAAGCATTAGAAGCACGTAAAGATGTAGATGAAAAGCTACGTTACGTAGACGAAATGCAAACTAAAGTTAAAATGGAAAGAGCAGAGAGTGAACTAGAAAAACTTCACCCTGACTTTGCAGATATAAGAGCAGATCAAAATTTCCACGATTGGGTAGCAGAACAACCTAAGTGGATACAATCTGCACTATACGAGAATGATACAGATCATCTTGCAGCAGCCAAAGCAATAGACTTGTATAAGTTAGAAACTAAACGAGGGTCTAAAAAAGCTAGTGCTACCAAAGATGCAGCTAGGTCTGTTTCTAATGCTAAACGCTCTGAAGAACCTACAACAATAGATAAAAATGTTTGGTCAGAGTCAAGAGTAAAAAATCTTAGCGGTAAAGATTGGGATAAATTTGAAGAAGCTATCTCAGAATCAGTTAAAAATGGTACATTTGTATACGATTTAACTGGTGGAGCAAGATAAAGTACTTGACAAATTAATTTAAATGTGATATACTATATACAATTATAAAACTAGCTGATGACTAAAAACATTGGCTAGTTCTTTCTAGGAGCCTCTTTTATAGACTACCTCCTGTTTACGCTAACTCTAAACATATCAACTACCTACAATCGTTAGGCCAGGATTATCCTCACCCTAAAGATGTAGCCTTGAAACTGTCAAAGTTGGCTCGTTTCGATATAGCCGAAAGGAGATAACCAATGGCTTTTAAGACTGCAACTGGTTATGGAAATCTACCTAATGGTAACTTCTCTCCTGTAATTTACAGTAAGAAGGTACAATCAGCTTTCCGTAAAACTAGTGTTTGTGAAGATATAACCAACAGTGATTACTTTGGTGAGATATCTAATTTTGGTGATACAGTGCGTATTATCAAAGAACCAGAAATCACAATTTCTGAATATGCAAGGGGTACGCAAGTAACTCCACAAGACCTACAAGATGATGACTTTACTCTTGTTGTCGATAAAGCTAACTACTTTGCTTTTAAAATCGATGACATTGAAGAAGCTCATTCTCATGTAAACTTTGAGTCAATGGCTAGTGATCGTGCTGGCTATCGTCTAAAAGATCAATTTGACCAAGAAGTTCTAGGTTACTTGACAGGTTTCAAACAAGCTACGCTTAGTGCTAATGCTGGAACCGCTAGAGTAGCTGCTGATAAATCTGGTACTGATCCTATTGCAGGAGCAGCTGCTAATGGTTTACTAGCTTCTATGTTAATTGCTCGTAACAGCTTTGTTTCTGGTGGTGCTGCTACCGACTCAATTGCAACCCATGCAGACGGATCTACTGGTGAAGCAACTCCTTTGGAAGTGCTAAACCGTATGGCTCGTTTACTCGATCAACAAAATGTTGACCGTGATGGACGTTGGGTTGTTGTCGATCCAGTATTCGCTGAACAGCTTAATGATGAAAACTCTAAACTATTAAGCAGTGATTTTGCTTCAAGTGATCCAGACATTCTACGTAATGGTCGTATCATTTCTGGCATGATCCGTGGTTTTAGAGTTTATATGTCTAACAACCTACCTTCAATAGGAACAGG